AATTGATGAAATAATGAGTAAAATGTCGAATACTTATGAACTTCCTCCACTCGATATGATAGGTTGATGGAGAATCATAATGCTTAATCCATTTTTTCTTCAGGGTTCAAAAACAGAACAAGGGTTAGTTCAAGATTTGATAAATGAATCTATACAAATTCATGGTATAGATGTTTTTTACATTCCCAGACAATACATAACTGAAAAAACAATTATAAAGGAAGTTATAGAAACTGAATTTAACAATGCATATCCAATAGAAGCATATATAAATTCTTATGATGGTTATGAGGGGCAAGGAACTATATTATCAAAGTTTGGTATACAGGAATTGGATGATCTTTCTTTAATTATTTCTAAAGAACGTTTTGAACTTTATATAACTCCTCTCATACAAAATTTATCTAATATAAAGTTAGCAACGAGACCTAAAGAAGGTGATTTGGTATATTTTCCTCTAGGGGACAGATTGTTTGAAATTAAATATGTTGAGCACGAAAAACCTTTTTATCAATTAAGAGAAAATTATGTATATGAATTGAGATGTGAGTTGTTTAGATATAATGATCAAGTTCTCAATACTGGATTTGAATTTATAGATGATAATGTTGAAAGTGAGGGTTATATTCAAACACTGTCTATGGTTGGATCGGCATCTAGTGCCACAGCAATTGCAAGTGCTGTAAATGGTGGAGTAAGATTTATAACTGTTACAAGTAGAGGAACTGGTTATACTTCTGCTCCTATAGTCAATATATCCCAGTCACCATCTTCTGGAGGAAATGCTTCTGGCATTGCGACAATGATTGGTGGAATTGTTGATATATGTGAACCAGATGGAACATTATTGAGAGTTCAGGGAGTAGAAATTGTAAATTCTGGGTTTGGGTATGTTGAACCACCTAAAGTTGTTTTTGTTGGGGGTGGTGGAGCAGGCGCCGAAGCTTCTGCTATCATTGCCGATGGAGTTGTTGGAATAATTACAATCACTGATGGTGGTTCTGGTTATGTAATTCCACCAAGAGTTACTTTTAATTCTCCAGTATTTGGGGAAACTGCAAAGGCAGTTGCAATATTAGAAAATGGTTCTGTAAGTCAGATACGATTAATTGATGGTGGTTTTGGGTATAGTCAATCTCCAATTATTATTCACCCAGTAATCACAATCGATTCTCCACCTTTTTCAGGAAGTGGATCATATTTAACCAATGAAATAGTTCAAGGATCAATATCTAATACTACTGCTAGAGTTAATTCTTGGAATTCTGTTACCAATCAATTGCAAATTTCAAACATAACTGGAGCATTTTTACCGGGAGAAACTATAGTTGGTAGAAATTCCGGTGCAGAATACGAACTCAAAGTATCAACTATTCCAGATTCTCCTGATTCATCTGCAGATTCTAGCAATTTAAGTAATTATAACTTGAATGACCCATATGCCCAAAATTTTGATATTCAAAAAGAAGCAAATCAAATATTAGATTTTAGTGAAAAAAATCCATTTGGAACTCCATAATTTATTTTTTGTTAAATAGTATATAATTATAAGATAAAAAAATGTTTGAATATTTTTATCACGAAATATTACGAAAAACAATAATTTCGTTTGGAACTCTTTTTAATAATATAACAATTCAAAGGGTTAATGATAATGGGGATGTATTTTCTTCATTACAAGTTCCCCTTGCATATTCACCGACTCAAAAGTTTTTGGCACGTCTTGAGCAATCTCCAGATTTGAATAAACCAGTTCAAATATCTTTGCCGAGAATGTCATTTGAATTTATTGGTCTTTATTATGATTCTCAAAGAAAAGTTACTACTACTCAATTTTTTGTATCTAAAGATAAGAGTAATAATGAACTTAGAAGGGCATACATGCCAGTTCCATACAATATGGATTTTGAACTGAGTATATTTACAAAATCAAATGATGATATGCTTCAAATAGTTGAGCAAATTTTGCCATTTTTTCAACCACATTTTACATTGACGGTTGATTTGGTGGATCAAATTGGAGAAAAAAGGGATGTTCCAGTAATTTTAAATTCCATTTCAATGGATGATACTTATGAAGGAACTTTTGATTCTAGGAGAGCATTAATTTATACATTAAAATTTACAGCAAAAACATATTTATTTGGACCAATATCTACACAAGATGTATCAAAAGATATTATCAAAAAGGTTTCTATTGGATTTATTGCAGGAGATTCTACATCTACTCCAAGAAGAGAACTGTCATATTCAATTGAACCTGTGGCAACAAAAAGTTATTCTAACAATGTTGTAACTACATTATCTTCTAATATAGAAGTTTCCTCTGTAAATATAGAAGTTCTTGATGCATCAAGCATACCAGTTTCTTCTTATATTACAATAAGTGAAGAAACTTTATTTGTTAAATCAAAAAATCAGAATACTCTAACCGTAGATAGGGGTTCTTATGGAACAGCAATTTCTGGACATGTTTCGGGAACTAATGTCTTATTAATTACTTCTGCAGATAATGAATTAATTGAACCAGGAGATGACTTTGGATTTAGTGGTGGATTTTTATAAATTATGGCAAAAAAATATGATAAGTTAAATGAAGTTTTTAATGTATCTGGAGAAGTTCTCTCTTCAGAAGTTGAAGAACAATACAATAAAATTAATACTGATCCTGATTCTAAAATTGAAAATTTAGCGACTGATATCAAAAAAGATTACAATTATGTTAGGGGTAATATGTATTCAATTGTTGAAAAGGGACAAGAGGCATTAAATAGTGCTCTGGAACTTGCCCAAGAAACGGATTCTCCTAGAGCATATGAAGTTGTTGGACAATTGATTAAAAATATTTCAGATTCTGCTGAAAAAATAATAGAACTTCAAAAAAAATTAAAAGATATAGAAGATGATAGTTCTTCCAAAAAAGGTCCAACTAATGTTACCAATGCATTATTTGTTGGATCTACTACAGAATTATCAAAGATGTTAAAAAATAGGTTAAATGATGAAGGAAATAAATAGTATTAAAAATGGTATCTAAAGCAGTAACTGAATTAGAAAAACAACTTTTAAAATTGCAAGATATTTCTTATAAGAGTATAGATAATCTTATGAGAAGTATAATGAAATCTCATAAAATTACTGCTAAAGAACTGCATAATGCCTTCAAACAAAAGCACAAAAAAACACCCGATGATTGGATCCAAGAAAAAATGAAAAAACTCCAAGAAGACCATAAAGAACTACAATCCGGTAAAATGATTGATGATGAAGGTTATATGGCAAGGAATCAACTCAATCAAATTGAGACTTCTGTTAAAAAATTAAAAAAAATTATTGATAGTCCACAATATCAATTACCTTCTTGGGTGCAATCAAAAATTACATTAGCAGCAGATTATATAAACTCCGTATCAAATTATATGGAAAGTGACGAAAATGTTAAGGAAAATGTCAGTTTTAATATACCAAAAGCAAGAGGTTTGAAAGGACGTTCAGATTCTCAGATTAAAGTATTGACACAAGCAAATCCAAATAATATCCAATTAAAAAAAGAAAATGAAAGGAGAAGAGGGCAACCACAATTACCATCAATAAAAAAAGAAGAAATTTCTTTAGTAGAAAAAATTCTTGGTGAAGAAAAGTGTGGAAAAGGAATGTATTGGTGCAATACTGATAAAGAATGTAAACCTCTCGCCGGACTAAAAGTTCCTGGACAAAAAATGCAACCAAAGGAAACTGGCATTGGAAAACCAGTAGCAGAATGTTCCCATACTCATAGTGGCGAGGATTGTCCAGTTCATGGGAAAAAAGAATGCCCTTCGGATAATCAAAAAAATGAAAGTAATATAGTGAGAGATGCAAATGGGAATCCTTATGTAGAATTTGTTGATTTAATTAGTGCTGGATCAATTAAAGAAGAAAATCCTTGTTGGAAAGGATACACTCAAGTTGGTACAAAAACTAAAGGTGGCAAACAAGTACCAAATTGTGTTCCAGTTAAAAAGAAAAGTGTAGATGAAGCAGTTCGTATGCCTGCACAGACCGGAAATAATATTCTCGTTACTCTTTCTTGGAGAGGTAAGTATTATAGTATTCAATTATTTTTCCCTCAAACAAAAATTCCTTCAAGATTAGAAATAACTGATGAAATTCAAAAGGTATATCCAGATTCTAGAGTAGTAACATATAGAGTAGCAGATTTTAAACAAGGGGAACCAATAGTTTATGCATATAAAGGTGGAAGTGGAGGAAAATTAGGTCCTGATAAAAATTATGTAAAACCTATGGGTGAAGAAGTTGAAATGGAAGAAGGTATATTTGGAGATATTGTAGATAAGGTAAAGGGGAGAAAAGTTGTTGGAAGAACTGGATCTGGTGGTAAAATATATCAATCAACAAAACCACCAGTATCATCTAAGGTTAAATATCCAATCAGTAAACCAAAACCATCTGCAACACAATTAAATAAGTCACCTAATGAAGTAGATCATGATGATCCGTGGTTAAAGAGTTCTTCTGGACAGGAGAAAAAGGCACATTATAGACAACTTCGTGGTGAAGGGGTTGAAATAACAGAAGTAAAAAAGTAGAAACTCCTCCATCTTCAAAGGAGGATTTGATTAAAAAATCAAAAAAAGCAACAAAGAGGAGTGACACTAATATTGATGGATTTGTGGATAATAAAGATGAAAAGTCGGGTCCTTATGGTGCTTTTATACCTTCTGTTGATGGAAAAGGTAAACTTCATACGGATTTAAATGTAAAAAACGAAGATTGGCAAAAAGTCAATCGCCAAGATAAAACTGATGGATTA